CATTGCTTCTATGCTCATTTCTTACTCCTTATTTACGGGCGAGGTTGTGGGCAAAGGGTCTAACTGCATACCCTTTTCTAGTTGGGTGATACGTGCAGCCATATCCCGCACTATTTGTGTGAGTAGGGCTATGTCGTTCATGGTCTGACGTTTGCGCCAGAGCGAGGCTTGAATAGCCTCTTGTCGCACACTTGCGGACTCACGCTCTATACGGTTGAACTCGTCATTCTCTTCTGGGGTCATCAAGTCCATATATATCTCCTGTAAAAATCAGTGCTAGTGTTATCAAATAGACGGGGACATTCTTACCATCTTTCACTTCGTCCAATAACCGTTTAGCCTCATCTGGGGTCATACCTACCTCTGTGGTGAGACGGGAACCCGTATCCGAATTCCCTAACTCTTTTTTTAATTTAGACATACGCAGGTCACCCACAGACCTACCTGTGGATAACTTATGCACAATGTTATCAACAACCTGCATAACTGACTCTCGTTTATCTAGGCTAGGCTCTAAGGGGTTTCAATCCCTTGATTACCTCCGGCTTGGTTCTGCCCCGAGAGATGCTCACTCAGGAGGCACAAGGCCAGTTCGCCACGTTTATCTACATCTGTCGTCAGAACATTTGTAAGGGGTGGGTGATGCCCCCGACTACAACCTTGGACACAATAAAAAAGGCCACTTAAGTAACCCCCCCTGTCGCACCCCTGATGAACAGGGAGGGAGAGTTTCTTAAATGGCCTTCATGTATTGCGTGCGACTGCAATGGGCGAACTATATCACAAGGTTATTTGGGTCTGTCAAGAGGTTTTTGTAACTTCTTGGATAGCCTTGGACACTTGGGGCATTGTCGGGACTGGCAAACCCCCAGTGTCTCGCACGTGCGAATGGGTCTCCACTGGGTTTTTATGGTCATTTGACCACCACCTCACCGAGAGTCAAAAGGGCTATCAAAAACCCTGCGCCCATGCCTGAGATAAACAGAAGTGCTGCATCTGAGGCACACATGCGAGGGGGAACCGTGTCATTGTCAAACACATGACGGGGTTCACGGGAAGGGTTGTTTAATCTACTCATGCGGTTGCTCCTTGTGTTGCTCTCTTAAATGCTTTGCAGGTATCTTCTATCAACTCTGCCACTTGGTCTAAGGTGAAATTCTCTGCCACTTCCCACACGGTTATGCGGTCATGCGTGTAGTCATTGTGGCCTTGTTGTAACTCCACCAAAATAGTGTCATAAGACCAATTTTGGGGGTAATCGGTTAGCCACTGGTTCAGTGCAAAATGTTCTGCTGCTTTCATTGTTTAGCCTCTTTAATGGTGAATGAATCGGGGGTTAGTGTTTTATCCATGAAATACCCCTTCGCACAATAGGCGGGGGCTAGAGTGTTTATCCAATATCGGGCACGCTCTAGCGTGTCGCATACACAATGCACGGCTAGAGGGTTGTTCTTTTCTATGACTTTAAACATGCTTTGCTCTCTCCATTTGTAGGTAAACAACTTGGGCACTCGCATACATGCGAGCGTGTAGGAATAGGCGGTATTTGTCCTGTAATGACATGGTTTAGCCTTTGACTATTTGCCACATTGACCAGCCACAAGTCAAGACCCACTCACCCTGCTTGATTAGTTCGTCAATAAATAGCTGGTCTTGTTTTGACCACAGATTAGAGTTAGCTGGATAAGTGCAAACGTGTCTCCAGCCGTCAATCTCATGTTTTTCGTGATAAGCAATAAGCATGGTTACAAACCTCCGTGTATGGTGCGACATTGCACCGCATAGGCCTAACCCGTAGGCCTACACGCTACCTAGTCTCAGTTGCTGAGGATGCACTCACGTAAGGTGCGCATCTCATCCGGCCACGATTGACCACAAATGTAGTCCGCTCCGTTTTCATCTAACGTGATGCGAGAGTAAATGCCGTAGCGTTTCCAACAAAACAAAGGTGTGTTGAGTTTGCGCTCTAACCGCTCTTTTGTAATCTGGCGGCAGCGTTTGCCAACCATGTCGAGAATGTCGCTCTTTTGTTTATCGGTTAACTTGAACACACCCTCAGTGTTGAGAGCATCCCAAATGAGGTTGTCTAAATTTGCTTGCATAACTTATTCTCCCGCCCACTCTAAATAAACAAATAAGCAACCAGAGGCCACACCAACTGCAACCAGTGAGACAAAGCCCCAAGCGTCAAATACACCTTGAGTCAATCCGATAACAGCAAGAAAGATTAAAGCGAGAGAGGCTATGTAGCCCATTCTATGAAGTGTTTGCATACTATGCTCCAAGGTAAAAAGTGCAATAGCGCACCGAATAAGGCTAACCCGTAGCCCTACCCGTTAAGCTATCAACCTATTCTAGATGCTAGGTGAGCGTCACGAATGATGCGAGTCAACGTGTCTAAGACAGTAGTGACCCAGTCGGTCACGTTGTGGTCATTACATAACTTGGCAATTACTGCCTCATAGTCACCGCCTACGCTCCACACTTTGTAAGCCTCCTGAGCGATGTAATCGGTTGTATGTTTAATTGCTGGATACATGGTTACAAACCCTTCAAAGTAGATTGTGAACAACTAACTAGAAACCCATTTTCTAACTACTTGCACACTATTAAACATGCACAACCCGTGCCAGTTTAAGACTCCATACAAATCAACAACTTAGCGAAACACACTAACACCATAATAGTGCACTACACCACTACAATGCACCATTACTAATCATATAATCACCACAAGAGTGCTTGCTGTTGATAACCAAGACTTATTGTGAATAACTTTGTAGGTTGTGGATAACTAGCACTAAAGTAAAGACACACGTATAACACTGCGGTCTAAGTAACATAGTTAAGTCTAAGTAATATAGCATAGTCTAATTGTGTCTGTATATAGTAGGTCTAAAGACGCTACAAAGGGTTGCACGAACCAGTAGGGGGTCTCCACCCTCCCGCCGTCTGTAACACGCTTAAATGTATGCTCTAACGCTTCCAATTTGGTTATGGTCATGACCGCATGTCATCACACGCAAGACGCATGACTGAAGGCGCAGTGAAGTGGGTTCGAGGGTGCTGTAGGGCGTGCCCCCAACTCTCCTCCCCCCATAAAAAATTTACACTTTTGGTAGACTGTGGTTTTGTCAGTTGTCCTTTCTAGGGCTTGAGACCTGTGTGAGCACTTACTTGCACAGGTCTTTTTTTATTGTTATTATGTAGTTATTGGTAGAGAGGTAGATATGGATATACAGAGTATTGGGTTAGAGAGAGGTTTAGCGATGCCTACGCCGAGGGTTGTGTATGCCTATCCTTATGAGGAGATGGATGTGGGGGATAGTTTCACTGTGCCCGTCTCTGCTAGGCAGAAGGTGTTGAATGCCAACTACAGGGCTAGTAAGCGCTTGGGGTGGAGGTTTACTGCCAAGACGGAGGATGGCTTGATAAGGGTATGGAGGGTTGCGTGATGGTTGATTTACGCAAGGATTGGTTAGCAAACCCTAGAGGTAGGGCATTGACAGAAGCTGCGCTTGCGGTGGAGGAGTTGCGTTTAGGTGAGGTGCAATTCAAAGATGATGTGCCTCTAGAAATCAGAAAGATGATGGGTGAGGTGGTAGAGAATGAACATATAAAGTCTTTGCATTGCCAAACTCCTATGAAAGTTAGATTAGAAGTAAGGCCAGACCCAGATGACTGAACTCTTGTGGATGGAAGAAGATGAGTTGCGCTACCTAGTGGTTGCGCTAGCTACTCGTCTTTGCCAGACAAGGGAGGTGATACAAGAGGCGTATGAATATGGATACAGACAAGGATATACAACAAGAGCTTTACAACTCACGCCAGAGGTTGAAGTGGGAAATGAACAGGGCGTTGTCCTGCATTAGCAAGGCTAGTAAGAGGAAGTTGGCTGCTGAGTGGGAAGAGAAGTACAGCGCCTTGTTTTACAAGGAATTGATAGCATGTGCAAAGAACAAACAGGTGTGTCGCACTATTGCTGACTGGCAACTAGAAAGGATGAAGTGAATTTTGACCTAAAGAAGTTTTACAAGTTCTGCTCCGAACTCAAGATTGAGACTAAGGAGGAGGGCTTGAAAAAGATGGGTAAGCTCTTGGGCACGCAGACGTATGTCATGGAAGAGATTAAGAAGGGGTTAGAGAACGATGTCCATTTCTTCGTTATTCTCAAAGGTCGGCAGCTGGGTATTACTACTATTAGCCTTGCCCTTGATTTGTATTGGCAATTTACTCATCCGGGTTGGCAAGGCACTCTTGTTGCCGATACTGAAGAAAACCGAGATATGTTCAGGTCAACACTGGCAATGTATATTGAAGGTCTACCCAAGGAGTACAAGATTCCTCTGGTTGCTCACAACCGCAATCAGATGGTGCTCAAGAACAGAAGTCGTCTCTTTTACCAAATTGCAGGTAATAAATCTCGCTTGGGTCAAGGCAAAGCTATTACATATCTACACGGCACTGAAACGGCCTCGTGGGGAAACGAGGAAGGACTAGCCTCCTTGATAGCCTCTCTTGCTGAGAAGAACTCTGAGCGGCTATACATGTTTGAGAGCACAGCACAGGGCTTTAACATGTTCCACGACATGTACAAGACCGCCAAGGTTGCACGTACACAGAGGGCAATCTTTTGTGGCTGGTGGCGTAATGAGTTTTATTCTGTTGAGCCTGACTCCAACATCTACAAGGTCTACTGGGACGGCAAGCTCACAGGTGAAGAGAAAGAATGGCACAAAGACATCAAGAAGTTGTACGGGTATGAGATTAACTCCCGTCAGATGGCTTGGTGGCGCTGGAAGATGGCAGAGGGTATCAAGGACGAGAGCTTGATGTATCAAGAGTTTCCGCCTACTGAAGACTACGCCTTTGTCATGACAGGTACAAGTTTCTTCTCCAACAGTAGGTGTACAGATGCCGCCAAAGCAGCCAAGAAAGAACAGCCAGACCACTTCCGCTACATCTTCGGACAACTCTTCCAAGACACAGAAGTTGTCCCGTCAACAGAGCGCCTTGGCACACTCAAGATATGGGAAGAGCCTATCGACACAGCGTATTACGTCATCGGTGCTGACCCTGCTTACGGAAGCTCAGACTGGGCTGACAGATTCTGCATCCAAGTCTTTCGCTGCTATGCTGACGGTCTTGACCAAGTTGCCGAGTTCGCCACAAGCGAAATGAACACCTACCAGTTCGCTTGGGTCATCGCCCACCTTGCTGGCGCTTACAAGAACAGTACTCTCAACCTTGAGGTCAACGGCCCCGGTCAATCTGTCATCAACGAAATCCGTAACCTCAAACGTCAAGCCGTTGCCACTGGTGGCGCACTAGGCAGAGGCCTCATGGATGTGCTTGGGTCAATGACCAACTACATCTGGAGAAGAAACGACACCCTTGGTGGACTCTCTAACTCTATTGGCTACCTCACTACCAGCAACAGCAAGGAGCGCATGTTGCAATACATGAAGGATGCCTTTGAGCGGGAGATGATGACCATACGCAGCATGGACACCCTAGAGGAGATGAAGACCATCGTGCGTGAGGACGGCTTTATAGGAGCACCCGGCAGAGCCAAGGACGACAGAGTAATCGCCTGTGCGCTGGCTACCGTGGCTTGGGCAGAGCAAGTCCAGCCCCGTCTGTTGATGGCAAAGATAACAAGGGAGATATCCCACAAGCAAGAGGACTTCACACCTGAGCAAGTTGCGGTGGGAAGAAATGTTAGTGACTACTTAAAACGAATAGGAATGTATGGAGCTGGGTAAATTCAATCGCTACACTAAGTTAGCACTTACTACCGTTTATTCTGAACCAGAGGAAGGGAACTTCCACACTCAGTTAATCCCCAAAATGGTAGACACCTTTTTCAAGAAGCATGAACTAGAAGTTAGTGCTTACATACTTGATGTAGGTTGTGGGCAGGGCACGTTCATAGACTGCGTGAAAGAACTTGGCTACACCAACGTCATAGGCGTGACCTATAACGGTGAAGATGTTGAGGCCTGTAACAAGAAGAAACACGCCACCATACAGGCAGATATGTCTGACCTCATCCCTATTGCCAACAATAGCATTGACTACATCTGGTGCAGACAAGCCCTAGAGCACTCACCCTACCCCCTGTTTACCTTGTACGAGTTCAACAGGGTTCTGCGCACAGGGGCACAGATGTACATAGAGGTTCCTGCCCCAGAATGCGTTCGGGGTTTTGAGTTCAACCCTAACCACTACTCCGTTCTTGGAGACAGAATGTGGGCATCTCTGCTAACAAAGGCAGGGTTTACCATTAAAGACTCCTCTTATTTTGAGTTTGAAATCACACAAGCTGGCAAACAAATGCCAGAGAAGTATCTTTGCTTTACGGTGGAGAAAAATGCGAGCATTACCGAAGGCTGAACTCAAACGTCAGATGAAACGCTTTATTGCTGACAAGGACAGAGGTATCTCTATCAACCTCTTTTGTGAGCTTGCGGGGGTTTCACCTGCTCATTTTCGGGATGTTTTTGATACTGAAGTCCATCCACTGACAGAACACATCCAGCGCAGGGTTAACAAAGCCTATATGCAGTGGAAAGCAGGGGCGGTCAAAGTAATGAAACGTATCGACAACACCCGCTACGTGGACTACAGAAAGCAGCCACAGCCCCCAATTATTCATGCAATGGGGCTAAAAGTAACGTCTGAAGGCATCAAACTGCGTGTTGGCATGGTCAACCGACACGATTACAGCGAATCTGACCTAAATGAAGCACTAAGGGGGTAATATGGCAGTTCTCAAGGACTATTTTTGTACACAACACGGAATATTCGAGTCAAGGGAGGAAAAATGCCCTTGTAAGCCCTGTACAGGCGATATTTCCGTTGTTTTCCTAAAACCAGTGGGTATAAAGTCCGAAAAGACCAAAAGAACAGAGCGAACAGTTAAAAACTTGGCTCTCGACTTTGGTATGACCGATATTAAGACCACTCGTGAGGGTGAGTACCAAGAAGGTTACATGAAACGTAACAACAAGCTCAATGACAAACAATTTGCAGAGGCTACTGCGGCTATGGAGCACAACAACAAGATGCAAGCACAACAACAGCGTCCCGGTGACTCCGTAATCTGGGGCGGTGGTGGCAACATCAACATGAAATCCGTTATGGGTGGACAATTTAAATCTGTTAACGGAGAATCGGTGGGAATTAACCCCCGTGCAGCGGGTAATCTGTCTGGCCCAGCGCCAGCGAGTTATATCGCTGACCACGAAAACTTGACTGTGAAGAAATCATGAGAATACCTACCAATGCGCTAGACAGGGAACTCTTCTACCTTGACCTCATTCAGAAGTGTCTAGTCTCTCGTGACGAGCGTAAAGACGATTACTCCTCTCTGCGTAGCTGGTATTTGTTTGGCAACGGGCCGTCAGAAAGCCCAGCCATCTTCAACAAAATATTTCCACACATTGACCAACTCACCTCGTTCCTCTATTCCGCAGAGACAACGAGGTTCTCTATCAACACAGGCGCTGCTGTCCCCGAAAGCGAGCAGACAAAAGTCCCAACGCTTACCCGTGCCCTCAATGACGAGTGGCTCAACAGCAACGGTGACCAAGTGTTCTCCACCGCTGTGACGTGGGCACTTGCCTACAACTCCACCTTTGTCAAACTCGTTATTAACAACGGCATCCACCCCTACATGGTGGAACCCGCTTGTATAGGCGTACTGCGTGAAGACTCACCTTACACAGACAGACAAGAAGCAATCGTCCAGACCTACTACATCACCAAGTCTGA